GCCTACAGCTGCCTGACGGATGACGAATACAAGTACACCATCGGGCTGTTTGCAGGCAAGGCAACGTTTCAGTTCACCCATCCCAAAGCCGGCTCTTCCACCGAGACCGAAACCACCACCTGCTACTGCAGCAAATACGGCATCGCTTGGCATAACGCCAAGACGAAACAGTGGAAGAATTTGAAGTTTAACATTATTGAATGCTGATTGAGAGTTAGGAGTTGGGAGTTAAAACGGGCCTAAGGTCCGGCTCTGTAGGGAACGGTCTTGACCGTTCCGGGGCTTTGCGGTAGATGCCACAACAGGATTTGCCACAAGGCGACGGGCGCACAATGTGCGCTCCTACGGGATTGCGGCCCTATTTTCAACCCGTGCGCGCACGCGCACACCTTCCAACTCCTAACTCCTAACTAAACCCAACGGAGGTGTATACATGCATCAATCCTACCTCACTTTTTCAAGCGACACCGAGCTAAAGGACGGCTCCCTGCAGGATGCCCGCAACCTTTTGTCTCTTGCTCTATCCGGCCTGGCCGAAGCGGCCGATGAAACGACCCTGCAAACCGCCGGGGCTGCCGAATATTTTTGCCGTTACGATCTGCCGCAGTACCTCTCTGTCCTGCGCGCCGCCATGGATACGCTGGACAAGGTGCAGCAGGGTGCGCAAGGGGCTGCTGCCGCAGATAAGGCATAAAAAATCCCCGCAGGGGTTAATCCTGCGGGGTGTCGGGAATGTATTCAAGAATATCGCCCGGTTGACAGTTGAGCAGCCGACAGATTGTTTCGATGTTTGACCACGACAACTGCCCATCCGTTCGGAGTTTTTGCAATGTAGACTGGCTTAAAAGAGCTTCTTGCCGGATTCGCGTTGTATTGTATCCGGCCTGCTTCAGCGCTTCCAGAATATTGACTTTGAATCTTAACGGCATTGTTTTTCTCTCCTTTTTCATCTTTTTTTGAAAATAGTACTTGACTTTTCGTGTACACAACTATACAATAAGCGTGTACACAGAAAGTAAGGTGATGATATGTCGCCCCGTACAGGCAGACCAAAGTCTGAAAACCCAAAGGACATCCAGCTGAAAATCCGCGCTGACGAACAAACGATGCGTGATTTGAAATATTGCTGCGAAAAGCTCAATAAAACGCGCAGTGATATTATCCGGCTGGGAATCCAAAAGATTAAGGCTGAGGTTGAAAGCAAATAAGGCATCCGCTCCCACCTACCACAGCGAAGCGAATGCCTTATAAACCCCAGAGGTAAGCCATCTGGTAAATATATTATACCATTTGGCTGCACCTCTTACAAGTGAATGAGAGGTAAATTTATCATGAGCCATCAATACCTGAACAAAAATCTGAACGTCTGCGATCTGGAATCGCCGCTGTATGAACTGAAATGCGCTACTAATATTGTAGATGCCATCCAAACTGCTATGGCAGAGGGATCCTGTGCCGCAGAGTGCTATGAAGACGCCCTGCATGGTGCTGCGCTCTACCTGGCCAATGTTTACCGCCAATTCGAGCAGCAGCTTTTTGTGGAGGGCAAGTAAAATGAAAAAAGCAAACGATTTTGGCCCTTCTGTTTTGGAGTGCCTGATGGCCGAAAAAGCATTTCTGAAAGAATACCAGCGCCTGGTGCCCTGCAACAGCCCTAACATTGCAATCAAATGCGGGCTTGCCGCTGTATGGGAGGCCGCGCGGAAATATCAGGTCCAGCTGGAAGTACAGGAACGCACGAACAAAGCACTTGCGGAGGTGGTAGCATGAACGAATTGCAGATTTTTAAGTATGAGAACAACGATGTGCGCACGGTGGAGATCAACGGCGAACCCTGGTTTGTGTTGAAGGATGTGTGCGGGGTGCTGGGGGTGAACAACAGCCGTATGGTTGCAGATAGGCTTGACGATGATGAAAAGGGTGTAAGTCAGATTGACACCCTTGGTGGTAAACAAAGTATGATCGTCATCAACGAGCCTGGATTGTACAACATCATCCTGCGTAGTGATAAACCAGAAGCCAAACCGTTCCGCAAATGGGTCACGGCCGAAGTGCTCCCCACCATCCGCAGGCACGGCGCATACATGACACCGGAAACCCTGCAGGCCGCCATCCTGAACCCCGATACCATGATCCAGCTGTGCCAGCAGCTGAAAGCTGAACAGGACAAAAACGCCTCCCTTTCCGCCGCCAACAGCCAGCTCATGGTGGATAAACAGATCATGCTGCCTAAAGCGGAATATTTCGATGAATTGGTGGATCGGAACCTGCTGACCAGCTTCCGCGAAACCGCCAAGCAGCTGGGCATTGGCGAAAAAGCCTTTATCGCCTTTTTGCTGGCAAAGAAATTCATCTACCGCGACAAAAAGGGTAAGCTGATGCCCTATGCCGACAAAAACACCGGCTTGTTTGAGGTCAAAGAATGCTTTAACGAGAAAACCAAATGGAGCGGCACCCAGATCCTGATCACCCCCAAAGGGCGTGAAGTATTCCGGCTGCTCTGCCTGAAAGCAGCCTGCTAACCAGTAAAAACCCTGTTCGGAAACGGACAGGGTTTTCTTATGCCATTTTTTCGCAAAGGAGGAGATTCCACCCCCATGACCACAACCGCAAAAATTGAAGAACTCCAAAAGTCCGTCATCAACGCCATCAACAACAGCTGCCTGCACCCCGCTGTGGTGCGGCTGGTGCTGCTGAACGTGATCTCGATGGTGGAAGCCAGCGAGAGAGAGATAAACAAAAAGGAGGATGAAGCCACAAGATGACAACACATACCATTGCCCTTGCCCGTCACACTGCGCAGGTGGTTGGCCTGATGGGCGTGCTGGTGCTGGGAACCTGGGACAGTTACGGCACGGAACAGCTGCTGCTGCGCCCCGGCCCGGAGTGGGATGGCCTTGCGATTGATGCAACTTTCCACAACACTCCCAACGATGAGGGTGTAACGGTATTGGCTGACACGGACGGCCTTGTACCCGTCCCGCCGGAAGCCTGCATGCGAGCATCCAAGTACGCAACCATCACGTTCCGGGGCGTGCAGGACGGTGTACAGCGCATCAGCTGCAATCTGCCCTACGTGGTGCTGGATCACGCGCAAGTGCCCGGCGCCAACAGCACCGCCGCTCCCAGCGAGAATGCCCAGGCCCTTGCCCAGATGCAGGACTTGCGGGACGGCGCTGTAGATGCCAAGAACCAGGCCGAAGCCGCCCGCGACGCCGCTGCCAAAAGTGCCGCTGCCGCCAAAGAATCCGAAACCAACGCGGGCCAGTCCGCCACTGCCGCCAAAACGGCACAGAGTGCAGCAGAGACGGCAAAAGCCGGTGCGGAAACGGCACAAAAGGCCGCTGCATCCAGCGCCAGCAGTGCAAGTACATTCGCAAGCACTGCGACGACACAGGCAGCGGCGGCAAAATCCAGCGCCACGGCAGCAAAGGCATCGGAGAAGGCGGCAGGAAAATCTGCCCAAGGCGCAGCAGCATCCGAAAGCGCTGCCAAAGCCGCCCAAACGGCCGCAGAAACGGCCAAAGCAAACGCTGATACCGCAGCCAGCAACGCCGCGGCAAAGGCCACCGCCGCTGCCAAAAGCGCCGTTGCTGCCAAGGAATCCGAAACCAGCGCGGGCCAGTCCGCCACTGCCGCGGCCAACAGTGCAACCGCTGCTGCCGCGAGTGCAACGGCTGCTGCCGGTGACGCTAAGACTGCCAGTGATGCTGCTGCAGGGGCAGCAGATGCAAAAGCGGCTGCGGTGGCTGCACAGAAAGATGCTACGGCCAGCAAGGCTGCTGCCGCAAACAGTTCCGCAGCTGCCAAGACCAGTGAAGATGCAGCTGCAAAGAGCGCGGCAGATGCCGACAGCACTGCTAACAGCATCAAGGAGTCCATGACGCAGATTGCCGCGCTGCAGAAGCGCCAGAATGTGCTTGTTGGTAGCGAGACGGGCAACCCGGTAAGCTGTGATGACGCCTTTGCTGCACCACTGTGTGGGCTGTATGTGTACGGAAAGAGCACGCAGGACGGAACACCCAGCCCCGACACCCCTGTGCCTATTGTAAGTGCAGGGGATGGCGGGAGCGTTGTGGTGAAGGTGACGGGGAAAAATCGGATGCCGCCCAACCTGAAAAGAGGTGACGTTGTCGAGTGCTTTGTCAAGAAAAACACACCGATAACTTTAGTATTCAAAGGCGATTTTGTTTCGCAAGGCGGAAACCTCTTATTCATTGGCGAAAACAATGAAAACCTTTGGTTTGGTATTGATAATAATAAAGCTGAACATCATATAACGCTTAAGGCGAACGCAACAAAGTTTCAGTATTTGTTATTAAATAATATGGCCAGTGAAAACGTGTGCCTGACGTGGAACGCATCATCTCCCGATTATGAACCCTACCGTGAACAGCTCCTCACACTGCCCACTCCCAACGGCTTGCCCGGCATCCCTGTCGCCTCTGGCGGCAACTACACTGACCCGCAGGGCCAGCAGTGGTTGTGCGACGAGGTAGACTTGGAGAGAGGGGTGAAGGTGCTGAGGATTGATAAGGGTGCTTTCGATGCTACCAAAGCGCTGGCTGAGCAAAGCGTGATTCGTGACACCCCCATCGAAACTCCGCTCACCCCTGCTGAAATTGCCGCTTACAAAGCCCTCACCGCTTACGCGCCCGACACCGTGGTGCAAACGAGCGACGGCACAGGGGTAAAGTTGGAATACCAGCGCGATGTGAACATTGCGATCAAAAAGCTTGAGGATGCCATTGCATCCATGACCGCTACCTAAAGAAGGAGGGAAAGCATATGGCAATTAAATCCAAAGCCCGGCACGACCTGACCCTGCGCTCTATCAAGCGGGAAATCGCCGCCGGACGTGACGTGGCATACTGGTTGGACAAGGCGTACACCCATCTGGACAGTGGCCTGCTGACGGAGGACGACATCACAGAAGTGGAGACTCTGACACAGGCGTACTACGACGCTCTGGACGCTGAGGACAAGGCGAACGCTGAGGAAATCACGCAGTAAGGAGAATATCATGTCAAGCACTGCATACGCACACGTACGTTTTCTTGATGGGACTTTGGCTGACTATCAAACAGAAAGGACAACAAATCATGAGACTTTCAAACGGTGACGTCCTGCTCCACTGGCCCCTGGCCCAGCACATTATCACCGCAGGCTGGCTCTACAATGACGGCAGCCTGCACCGGGCGCTGGATTTCCGCGCGGCGGTGGGCACGCCGGTATACGCCGCAGAGGGCGGCACAGTGGAGACGGCCTACCGCTGGAACGGCAAGCGCACCCAGGGGGATATCAACAGCTATGGCAATATGCTCAAGCTGCGCCATGCGGATTACCGCGGTGGCCGGCTGGAGACGCTGTACGCCCATCTGAGCAAACTCTGCGTGGCCCAGGGGGAGACGGTATATGAGGGCCAGCTGATCGGCTACAGCGGGGATACCGGCAACTGTTACGGGGCACACCTGCATTTTGAGGTGCGGTACAAAAACCGCCGGGTCCACCCGCTGAACTGGCTGGATGCAGATTTTGCGGCGGCATCTACCGCGGTGCGGCTGGGCGGCTACCAGAGCGTTGCCCGCCCGGCAGCGGAAAAAACACAGCCGGCCCAAATGCAGACGGTAACGGTGGGGCCGATTTCCAACGGGGACGCTGCCCGGCTGTATGCCCTGTGCGGGGACCTTGGCCTGGTGGAATCGGGGCTGTACCACGCCGCCTATACGGAGGTGTGAGCATGGATGCTATCATCGTTGCCCTGATTACCGGGGGATGCTCCGTTGTTGGCGTGATTATTACAACTCTGACAACATCCCGCCGTACCGAACAGCGCATGGCCACCGCGCAAGCCGTGACCGATACAAAAATTGAAGAGCTGACCCGTGAAGTCCGTGCCCACAATAATTTTGCCCAACGTGTACCGGTGCTGGAAGAACAAATCAAGGTTGCAAACCACCGCATCACCGATCTCGAGAACAAAACCGCTTGAACACGAATACATAGGAGGAAAAACTCATGGATTTTGCATCTTTTGGTATGGCAGGGGTGGCGGCGATTACGGTTATCTGCTACCTGGCGGCAACAGCGGTCAAACAAACGCCGCTGGCCAACAAATGGCTGCCGTCCATCTGCGGCGCCCTTGGCGGCCTGCTGGGCCTGGCCGCCATGTACATCAACGTGCCGGACTTCCCGGCCGCCGATCCCCTGACCGCCCTGGCCGTGGGCATTGTTTCCGGCCTGGCCGCCACCGGCGCGGATCAGGTTATTAAGCAGATCGGCAAAGGCAACTGACTGGCAAGTTACCGGCAAATTACCGGCAAGTTAAATAATCCATAATTAAAGCGGCGGGCTTTCCCTATTTCAGGGATTGCCCGCCGCTTCTGTTTTTAACTTCTTATTCTTATGGAAGGATTGTAATACATAAGTTTTCTCGGCTCGCTGGAACTATTGTTAGTGCCTCATGATAAATTTCATTTGCAACATGATCCGCAGCTCTAACGAGTGTAGTCGTTGCCGAGTTGCAAAAATGTAAATCTACACCCTTCAATCCACTAAATAGCGGTTCATAAAATATGCCATAGTTCCAATTATATGTGCCATTCTTAAATTCTTGCTCTAACCCTTCCCGTAATTCATAACGACCATTTGTCGCCGTCGTATGTTCGTCCACATAAACATGCAAATTTTCGACTTCATCTTTTGCAATTAAACCATCATGCATCAGACTTTCTAAAGCTCTTTTTAATCCAATCTTATAAACATAGTCCAAATACCGCTGCTTATCTTTTTTACTAGTAAAAATTCTATCCATAACTCGCTGTTGTTGGACAACTACACCAAACTTAAAACAATTGTTCAAAGATCGCACAAGTTTATGCTTATCTTTATTTGAAACATACGACGCCTTAAGTTCTGCCTGAGCCGCATACTTTCCGCGGATGGCTCTCTCTGCCGCTATATAACGTCGGCTCCATTCGTCCTTTGAAGCTTTTCCCAGAAGAATTAGCCCTCCAAACACAAATACGTTATTATGAACTTTATCAAAAACGCCGGACTCATCGGAATATACATAAATATCCAAAGTTCGACCTCCTCGCTAAAAAAGAAAGGCCGCCCAATAGGCGGCCAATCCCTCGTGCTCGACGATATTACATATCGCTTAAACGTTAATTCGGGTACACGAGTATACAGCGTATCTCTACCTGCAATTATATTATATGCGATTACCAACAAAAATGCAAGTCCTTTCACACATTTTTAACAACCTTTTGTGGTAACCGTATATCTATGTTTCTATATCATTATAGCTTCTTGTAGTCAAAATGTAGTCAGCCTAACATATAACAAAAAGCGCGGCGAATGTTTTACACATCCTACCGCGCTTTTTCTGGTGCACCATCGGGGACTCGAACCCAGGACCCACTGATTAAGAGTCAGTTGCTCTACCAACTGAGCTAATGGTGCTT